TGTATAATGAGAAAGGTTGATATTTATATTGAGGTTACTACCGATAAATATGAAAAGTTAGAGTTGTTTAACGATGAAGAAATACAGATTAATAGTTCAATTCAAAATGTTCAAGACATTGCAAAGGTTTACACTGACTTTACTCAGTCGTTTACTATTCCTGCCTCACCACGTAATAACAGATTGTTTAATCATTTTTATCAGACTGATGTAGACGTTGACGCAGAAAACAACCCTAACATTAAGCGCAACGCATTTATAGAGATAGGCACTATTCCATTTAGGAGTGGGAAGATATCAATCGAGAGTTCAAACGTTGTTAAAGGACGTGTTGAAAGCTATTCTATTACGTTTTACGGTGATTTAACGAGCTTAAAAGATAAGTTTGGGGATGATAGTCTTAAAGATTTAGATTTAAGTGTATATAGCCAACCATATAACGGTACAACAGTACGTACAAGATTAGTAAATGCAAGTGATTCAGATATTCGTTACCCTTTAATTTCATCAAGTAGGCTATGGAGTTATAATCTTGGAGCAAATACGGATATAAGTAATGATAACTATCCTATTGTTTACACTGAATTATTCCCTGCATTACGTGTAAAAAAGATATTTGAAGCTATACAAACAAAGTATAATGTATCTTTTAACTCTAATTTCTTTAATCAAAAGTTATTTACAGAGCTGTTTTTATGGTTAAAGAATGCGAAAACGATGCAAGCCTTAACTGAAACGTTGCAATTTACTATTGATGACATAACAGATTCAGACTCAAGAATAAACACAACAACAGACACTATTGATTTAAGCAACACAACAAATGTAAGGGTATTAGCAAGTGCTGCAACTCCAAGTGTGGCAACAGCAAAAATATATTTAGATGTTTATGTGAATAATAACTTCATTAACACATTTGAGTTAACAACGACATCAAAGCAAATCATACCTAAAACAACTTATACAGGAACAAATATAATGAGCTTTAAGATTAGAGCCTCAGTGCCTTGTACAGCCTCATCAATTGGTATAAGGGTTGAATATCAAAACTCAGTATTTGCTTTAGGTACAGCGCAATTTAGAACGTTAAGTAAGACATTTGCAGAAGCAACAGTTGACCCTACTGTTTACGTTCCTAATATGAAGATTAGTGACTTTGTTAGCGGTGTGTTTAAAATGTTTAATCTTACTTGCTATGCTACTTCAGTAGACAACTTTCAGGTTGAACCTTTGGACGATTGGTATACACGTGGAGCAGTTATAGACATTACAGAACATGTTGATACGGATGAAATAACAATTGAAAGACACAAACTATACAAAGAAATATCTTTTGATTATGAGAAGTCAGAAAGTTTTTTAAATCAAGAGTATTTTGATTCTCAAAAAAACACACCTAAAGAGTTTGGAAGCTACAAAGAAACAAATTCAAATTACGATGGTGGCGAATACACAATTGATATCCCATTTGAAAATATTAGATTCTCGAAAGAATTAACAAGTAATACAGCTGAGCCTCCTGTTGCTTTTATATTTAACGAAAAGACATCAAATGAGGCTTATGACAACAAACCTATATTATTGTATTTAGATGCGTTAAAAACAGGTGTATCGTTTTATTTTGATAATGGTAGTACAGTAAGCCAAGTTACTCAGTACATGCCTTTGACAAATCAATTAACATACAACAACGTATTGTACTCTAATCATTTTGCAGTAGAGGGTAGTCCATTTGATGCAACTTACATTACAAATACTTTGTACTCACAATACTACGATAGTTATTTAAAAAACTTGTACAACCAAAAGAACAGATTAACAAACGTTAAAGCATTGTTCCCAATTTCATTACTTACAAGCTTAAAGCTAAACGATAGGTTAATTATACGTGACAAACGTTATATAATTAATGAGATGAAAGTAAACTTAACAAGTGGGGAAGTTGATTTGTCTTTAATAAATGATTTCAGAGCTATTGCTAACGTTAATTTGCCTATTCAACAAGCCTCAACAACAACTATTGAAGTGCCTGTATTTATAGAGAATGGTCAAACATCAACAGAGATATGCGTGGGTGCTACTTGCACAACCTATACAGCAGAACAATTAATATCAGTTACACTACCAACTAACACGTCGGGTGTGCCTGTCGAAACATCGTTAACACGTGACGGTATACCATACACAACAATTTATCAAGATGCTTAATACAATTATACAACTATTGAAGTCGGGTGACTTCTACGGTCAAAGCGAAATAATCGACATCGCAAAAGGCAAATATAAACTTACTAATTCAATTCGTGAAAGCTACAAACAGGCTAAAAGAGAGTTATACTTAAAACAAGCTACAAATGGCAGAAAAGAAAATAATTGAGTTAGAGGTAAAGAATAATTTAGGTTCGCTTAAATCACAGCTTAGAGAGGCGCAAGCAGAAGTAGCGAAGTTGTCGGAGCAGTTTGGTGTAACGTCTAAACAAGTGATTGAAGCCGCTAAAAGAGCTGCTGAATTAAAAGATAGAATTGAAGACGCAAACGACACTATACAATCTTTTAAAGGAGAGGGAGCGTTTTTAGCCGCAGGAAAAGCTATTAATGTGGCATCGAGTGGAATAGCTTCATATCAAGGAGCTCTTGGTCTTTTAGGTGTTGAAAGTGAGAAAGTTCAAGAAACTTTGTTAAAAGTTCAGAGTGCAATGGCTTTAACTCAAGGTCTTGCAGGTTTAGAAGATGCTGGTCGTGCATTTACTCAATTAGGGGCAGTTATAAAAAATCAAGTTGTTACAGCCTTTGCCACATTAAAAAGTGCAATGATGACAGTAGGAATTGGTTTAGTTATTGCTGCAATTGGTACTGCTATTTACTTAATGGATAAATACAACGATGAAATAGAAGATAATATTCAAAAACAAAAACGTTTAAATGAAGAGAATAAAAAATATGCCGAACAATTAGGTAAAGTTGCTGATGCAAGACAAAAAGACCGCAATGCTGCAAAAGGTGGGTTAAATGATAAAGAAAGAGAATTGCAATTATTAAGGGCAAAAGGAGCAACTGAATCAGAGATTTACAAAAAAGAAAAAGAAATAATAAACAAGCGGATATTTGACCAAAATGTTTTGTTTAACACATTTATTGGGAATAATGAAGTAGAAAGACAAAAAAGAAAAGAGGCTCAAGACAATTTAAAAAACTTATACAATGAATCAAAAGCGCTTGATTTATCATACACAAAGTTTTTAAAAGATGAACAAACAAAACGATTAGAAGAAAGTCAAAAAGAAAGAGAAGAAAGATTAAAAGCTGCAAAGGAAGATTTTGAAAAGAAAAAAGAACTTGCATTAAAGGAGGCTGCTGAAATTATTTTAACCCCTAAAAAGTTAGAAGACCCTGCAAAGAAAGCTATTCGAGATGCTCGAAAATTGATGGATGCGCAAAATGTTATTAATGAAGAAAAAGTAAAACAGATTGAAGCTCACAACGAAGAAGAGTTAAGATTAGAAGAAGAAAAAAACAGAAAGAAACAACAATTAACAGCAATGTCTTTTGATGTAATATCGGGTATTGCTAATTTATTTGCACAAGGCAATGAGGAAGACCAGCGCAAAGCATTTCAATTAAACAAAGCTGCGAGTTTAGCTCAAGCAATTATGAATACTGCTCAAGGTGTTACAGGAGCATTAACAGCAGGTGGGAATCCTATTAAGTTAGCAACAGGGGCGCAATTTTTAGAAGCTGGGTTAGTTGGTACGATTGGAGCTTTGAACATTGCAAAGATAGCTAACACACAGTTTCAAGGTGGCAACAACGCAGGAGGAGGCAACACACCAATAGCAAGCGCACCACGTACCCCAAGCTTTGACATTATACAAGCACAACCACAAATGCAGTTAGGAGCATTACAACAACAACCAATTAAAGCGTATGTAGTGAGTGGTGAAGTATCTACAGCGCAAGCCTTAGACCGTAATAGAGTAAGAAATGCAACATTTTAATCAATTCTAAGTTATAAAGATATGCAGAATATAGAGCTAACAATTAAAGACGATGAACAAGGGGTTTTCGCAATTTCACTTGTAGACCGCCCTGCCATAGAAGAAACGTTTATTTTCTTAAGTGAAATTAGTGTTGAGTTACAAGTTGCCAACGATGAAAAGAGGGAAGTTGTGGGACTTGCTTTGGTGCCTAATAAACAGATATTAAGACGTATTAAAGATAAAGAGTTTACTATTTCATTTAGTGAAGAAACAATCGCTAAGGTCCAAGAACTTTATCTTAAAAAGAATTATAACAATAACGTAACGGTTGACCACGATCATAATGTTGATGGTGTTAGCTTAATCGAAAGTTGGATTGTTGAAGATGAGAAATACGATAAATCTAACCTTTACAATTTGAATGCTGTTAAAGGTAGTTGGGTTGTTAAGATGAAAGTTTACAATGAAGAAGTTTGGCAACAAATCAAAGACGGTAAATTCAAAGGGTTTAGTATCGAAGGGAAGTTTGACGGGTTAGACCAATTGGAAGCTGAAAGCCACGAGGATATAATAAACGAAATTAAGGAACTTTTAAAATCAATATAATTATGCCAGTTACACAAATTGACAATACACAAACTATTAGCAACTCTACATGGAGGGTGCAACCTGATGTTATCACATCTGAAAGCGGAATAGTAAAAGAAAACGGAACTATCCATTACATTGATGGCAAGTTAAAATACCATTCTGAGGGTGTGGTTAAAGAGTTAGGATTAGGTACAGACCCAAGCATTCCAATTATTGCAGTTACAGCAACGCAACCATTTCCAACATCTATAGAAGGAGACAGATATTTATTTTATTCAGTATCAGAAGGAGTAATTGAAACTGTTGTTTTATATGAATATAATGGTACTTCTTACGTAGGTACAACTCCACCTCTAGGACAATTATTTGAGGAGTTATCAACGGGGAAGACAATTCGTTGGACGGGTACGGGTTTGGATGATTACGGATTACAAAAGAGCTTACAAGATTTAACTTTATCACGTAAAACAAATGACTATACATTAGTAGCTGCTGACAACGGAAAAGTAGTTGAAATGAACAAAGCAACTGCTAACACTTTAACCGTGCCAAATGGTGTTTTTTCAGCAGGTCAACAAGTTTTGGTTACACAATATGGAGCAGGTCAAACGACAATTGCAGCAGGTTCGGGTGTAACGTTAAGAAGCTCTGGAGGTAAATTGAAATTAACTAACCAATACGCAACAGCTACATTAATTTTTATTAGTGCAAGTGAAGCTTATGTTTCGGGCAATTTAACAGCATAACATGACTGAGTTTAATAACAAAATAACTCCTTCATTCATAAGATTTAAAGCAGTCACTACCGTAACAGATAGTGACTCTTTATTTTTACAACCTATTGACAGCGAAATACCGAATAGAATAGCAATGCTACAATTCAAAAACTATTTAGGTGATGAAGATAACGGGATTCTATTTGGTGGCACGGGAACAGACGAAGACGTTTACAAGGTTATAGGCGGTGTTGGCACGAGTATTAATTCAGACATATACAATTTATGAGTGATATAACAAAGAGAATTATAATTAAAAAAGGTAGTGGTATTGCAACCGTACCATCAAGCTCAGACCATAGGGATGGTACGTGGTTGGCTACAGATATTTACATGGGTGAGTTCTATATGAACACTGTAAATGGTAAGATATACACACGTACAGCAAGTGGTATAGAAGAGATTATTTATGATGTTGCAGATTTTGAAGTATTAGCAAATAAAGCGACAAATTTTAGTGTAATTAATAATACTAAATACCCAACAACTCAAGCAGTAGAGAATCAAATTGATGCTAAATTATTAGCTGAAAACTATTGGGTTGTAGGAAGTGCAGAAATTGCAAGGGGTTACAGAGCGCAACACAACTCAACAACCGTATTAGCTGAAAATATTGCAACAGGAACACTACAAGGTACAGCAACAGCGGTGGCAGTATCAACAACATCTATACAAACTAAAAAAACAAGGTTAAAAATAGGTGTTTCAACGCCAGCTTTAAATGGGATATGTGGTTATAGGTCAACAAGTGCATTCAATATTATTGGTACAGGATGGAAATTTTGTGTTGCTTTTGGTGTAAGTGATACAGCATTTAATACAGGCGCGCGTCAATTTTATGGTATGACAGCAACAACAGCCTCTTTAGGTTTGTCTTCTACTGTTACAGTTGAAAGTTTGTTAAATATTATTGGTATTGGTTCGGATGCTTCTGATACTAATTTACAAGTGTTTCATAACGATGGGTCAGGTACTGCTACAAAAATAGATTTAGGCTCAAACTTTCCTGCAAATAGAACAAGTGGTGCAGTTGCTACTGATTTCTTTGTATTTGAAATGTACAATCCTTTTGATTCTATGAATGTATATTACAAAGTTACTTCTTTAGAAAATAACGTGACAGTTGAGGGTACAATCACAACTAATTTACCAAGTGATACAACGCCAATAACTATGCAGGCGTGTAGGACTTCGGGAGCATCTTCAAATGCTTGTAGCTTTGATATTAGTCAATTAACCTTAAATTGTTTATCATGATAGATGTATATCAAGAAGTAAGGGGAGATTACACTTATGTGGAAAGTAGCTATTTAAATATAATCAAAGTAGGCAATGAAGTTTTGAATGCTGATGTAACAGCAGAAATAACAGCACAAGAAACTATCATTAATGATTACATCTAATTTACAACAACACTCCTAAATCAAGGTTATATAATTATGAATGAAGTCAAGTACATTTTAGAGCAAATCAGGAAGACCAAAACAACAGTGCTAATTATAATCTTACTTGCCTTCATTCTTTTTTATTACAAGTCATTGGTCACTCAAGTAGTAGTTAAAAAAATTGAAACTGTTGACGAGGTGAAAAAAGACATCAACAACAATGTTTTGATTCAACAGATGCTTAATGAGTTGATGCTAAAATATAATGCTGACAGGGCTTATATATTTCAGTTTCACAATACTATTAAATACTACGATGGAACACATAGAAACCATCAGTCAATGACATTTGAAGTTTGCAACAATGGTATTAGCTCTGAAGCGCATAATTTACAGAATATTCCCGTTAGTTTGTACCCGATGTTCTTACAGCAAATAATGTTAGAAAGAATGAACTATTGCGACGTGAATAGTATTAAAGAGCAAACAACAAAAGCATCGTTATTAAGGCAGGGAATACAATCTATATGTATAGCGCCGTATTTTAAAAAAGGCAATTTTGTGGCTTACATTGGTTTAGACTTTGTAAAAGAAAACAAGTGTACAGAGATTGATTTTAAGGAATTTAAACAATTTACAAATGAAATAGGTAATATATTAATGTTATGAGAAAAGGAGGAAAAAAAGGATGCCAATGCAAAGATGGCACGTATTCAAAAGAATGTTGTGATGGTCAATCTCAAGGGATTGGAAGTACACAACAACAGTCAATTGCGATAGTAAACCATACTATTGAAGTGAGACAAATTACAACAGAAAGAGGTTAAATAAGTTATTAAAGAAAAACGTTTATGAATAAAGAAATAAAAGATGCGTTGAGAACTATCAAGACATTTTTAGGAATGGAAGTTAAGTTGGAGCAAATGAAGTTAGTCGATGGTAACACGGTAATCGAAGCAGATTCTTTTGAAGCTGGAGCGAGTGTTATGATTTTAGTGCCTGATAGCGAAGCGGTGCCTTTGGAGGTTGGTAAGTACGAACTTGAAGACGGTCGTTTACTTATCGTTGAAGAAAAAGGAATGATTGCAGCGATTGAAGAGATGCCAAAAGAAACTGAAGAGGAAGAGATGCCTGTTGAGGCTGATGTAACTCCAGAAGTTGAAGTTAAGCAACCTAAAAAAGTTGTGTCAATCACTGAACAACACTTCGCAGAAATGAAAGCAAAGATTGAAGAGCTTGAAACTAAGTTAGCAGCATTGGAAGTAAAAGAGGAAGAGCAACCAACGGACATCGTTGAGTTTAAAGCTGAAGAGCCTAAACCAATTCAGTTCAACCCTGAGAATGTTGAAGAGATTCAACACTTTGACCTATCACCAAACAAAACACGTTCAATTCGTGATTCAATTTTAGAAACAATTTACAATAACAAATAAATAAACAAAGATGGCTACAACTACATCATTAACTACTTCATACGTTGGACAGGATTCTAAACTATGGGTAAAGGCTGCTTTATTAAGCGGTAACACATTGGCAAATGGAGGGATGACAATCATTCCTAACATTGCTTACAAAACAACAATGTTCAAATTAGGTACAGACGACCTATTGAAAAACGCAACGTGTGATTTTGACCCATTGTCAACTGTAACTATTACAGAACGTTCTTTGACATTAGAGCAATTTCAAGTAAATTTGACTTTGTGTAAAAAAGACTTTATCAGTTCTTGGCAAGCGGAAGAAATGGGCTTCAGTGCAAACAAAGTTTTAGCTAAATCTTTTGTAGATTATTTTTTAGCTTACATTACTGAGAAAGTTGCTTCATCTGTTGAGGTTTCTATTTGGAGAGGTGCTAACGCAACTGCAGGTCAAATCGATGGTATTTGTACTTTATTAGCTGCTGACGCTGCTTTACCAACTGCAAATGAGGTTTCAGGCACTACGGTTACATCTTCAAACGTTGTTGCTGAGTTAGGAAAAATTACCGATGCAATTCCGGCTGCTTTGTATGGTTCGCCAGACTTGAAAATATACGTTTCTCAAAACATTATGAGAGCTTACGTAAGAGCTTTGGGTGGTTTCTCAGTTGCTGCTACATCTAACTCAGGTGTTGATGCTAAAGGAACAACTTGGTACAATGGTGGTGATGTTACTTTTGATGGCATTCCATTATTCGTAGCTAATGGATTAGCTTCTAACGTTGCAATTGCTGCTGAGACTTCTAACTTGTTTTTTGGTTGCGGTTTATTAAATGATTCTAACGAAATCAGAGTTATCGATACTGCCGACACATTAGGTGACCAAAATGTAAGATTTGTGTTACGTGCAGGAATGGCTGTTAACTATCATTCAGTTTCTGACATCGTAACTTACGGTATTACAAACAGTGCTAACTAATTAACTAATTAATAACCAATTAAAGGGAGGGTATATTCCCTCCTTTTTTTTTTAACTTTAAATTTATGGCTTGTAACTTAACCATAGGACGCGCGGAGGCGTGCAAAGAGGCAATCGGAGGACTGAAGGCCGTGTACTTTATTAATTTTCAGATAGTTCCATCTGATGTGACTTTCTCGAATGACTTAATCACAGCAGTAACAAACGTTGACAACTTATTTAAATATGAGTTAAAGTCAAACGAAAACGTATTTGACCAAGAAATAGTATCAAGCCGTGAAGCGGGTACAACATTTTTCCGTCAAACGTTAACAATTAAGTTGAAAAAACAAGATGCAACGACTCACAAAGAGGTCAAACTTTTGGCTTATAGTCGACCTCACGTCCTTGTAGAAAGTAACAACGGTCAATTCTTTTTGATGGGATTGTACAGAGGTGCTGATTTAACAGCAGGTTCTATTAACAATGGTGGAGCTTTAGGCGATTTCAACGGGTACAGTTTGACTTTTACCGCTGAAGAGGCTTTACCGGCACCATTCACGGACATCACAAGCGCTGCGACTATCGTTTCTGACTGTTTCACAGGTGCTACAATTGTAACTGCTTAACCATGCCTTGCGCTATAACAGCAGGACGTTCAGAGCCTTGTAAGGACAGCCTTGCAGGGCTACGAAACGTTTACTTCATTAATGAGGATATAACGTCTAATTATATCTATAAAGAGAATACACCAATGGTTACTCCATTTGATTATATTCTTGATACTGATTTTAATGAGTCTATTGATTATTTTAACGCTATCCCTTATTTATACAAATTTGAATTGAAATCTAACGAAAATGTTTACGACCAAGAAATAGTAAGTTCACGTGAAAATGGCACTACTTTTTTCCGTCAAACATTGACTATAAAACTAAAAAAACAGGACATTGCTACGCACAACGCTGTAAAAACTTTAGCATACGCAAAGCCACGGATTTTAGTTGAAAACAACGAAGGACAATTTTTCTTAGTTGGACTATTGAGAGGTTGTGACGTAACAGCTGGAAGTATTAATAATGGAGCATCTTTAGGTGATTTTAGCGGCTATTCCTTGACATTCCAAGCGGAGGAGCTTTTACCATCGCAATTTGTACCTTTAGGCACTTCTGCATTTTACAATAATCTAATCAACGATGATTTTCCGAAAACATCAAGTACAATTGTAACAAGTTAATTTACGGAGGGGCTTAAAACACCCCTCTTTTTTTTGCAACAAAAACACTCTTTTTTAGTTATACTATTACATGATAGTATTAACGACATCCACAGCGCCGCAAACGGTTTATTTTATCCCACGTGAAGGTACGGGAAACTCGGATAAGATATTTCTAACAGACGAACAAACAAACGTCACTACAACGATTAATATCACTACATACGCAACAGGTGATTATTACCATACAGCAACAGCTACATTTGCATTAATAGAAGGACATACGTATATTTGCAAGATTGGAAAAATAAACGATATCCGATTCTACGGACGTGTATTTTGTACAGACAATCCAAGCTCAAATTTCACACAAACGGTAACAACAAACGAATTTATTATATATGAATAATAACATTATACAACTATCCTCATATACTGCCCCTGTAATTGTTGAAAACAATAAGAATGAGTGGGTTGAATATGGTGAAGATAATAATTACTATCAATTCTTAATTGACCGATACAGCAATTCAGCAACAAATAATGCTGTAATTAATAACATTTGTAGGTTAATTTACGGTCAAGGCTTAACGGCTACGGATAGTGCAATGAAACCAAACGAATGGGCGCAACTATTGTCTATATTAAAGGAAGACGATTTAAGACGTATAATCTTTGATTTGTACGCATTAGGGCAGTGTGCCTTACAGATTCATTACGACAAAGGACATAAAGCAATTACAAGGGCTTTTCATACACCTATTCAGTTGTTAAGGCCTGAGAAATGTAACAAAGATGGGGACATTGTAGGGTACTTCTATTCTGACAATTGGACTGACCCTAAAAAATATGTGCCTAAAAGATTTGATGCTTTTGGAACATCTAAAAAAGAAGTTGAAATTTTGTATTTAGCACCTTATAGTGCTGGGATGAAATACTTTTCAAATGTAGATTACCAAGGAGGTATTGATTACGCATTACTTGAAGAGAAAATAGCTGAATACCTTATTAACGAGGTTAGTAACTCGTTTGCGCCGACCACAATTGTAAACTTTAACAATGGGCAACCAACTGACGAGCAGAAAGATGAGATATCAGCATCTGTTATTGGTAAGCTTACAGGTTCAAAAGGTAAGAAAGTTGTAATATCATTTAATGAAAACGAAACAACACGTACAACAGTTGATTCAATACCATTGAACGATGCGCCAAGCCACTACAATTACTTAAGTGAAGAGGCTACATTTAAAATATTACGTTCACACAACGTTACTACTCCATTGTTGTTTGGTGTGTCGGTTGCGACAGGGTTTAGTAGCAATGCTGATGAAATGAAAACAGGTGCGATATTGTTTGAGAACATGGTTATAAAGCCAAAGCAACAAATGATAGTTGAAATGGTTAAAAAGATACTCTCGTTTAATGGTGTATCACTTAATCTTAAGTTTAAAACGTTGAATCCTTTACAAGGGGACGAGCCACAAACGGTGCAAATGAGTTCAGATAAATCAGAGCTTGAATTGTTATTAGATGAGTTTGGTGAAGATATTGACGAAAACTATGTATTAATTGATGAGAGGGATGCTGATTATGATAATGAAGAATCATTAAACGAATATTTAAACGACCTTGAAAATACTACTACAAAACTTTCTTTAATTGATAAAGTATTAAATTTTGTATCAACAGGAACAGCAAGACCTACGGCAGTATCTTCACAGGATAAACAAGTAAAAGGCAGAATGTTTAAGGTTCGATATAAATACACAGGTAACCCTAACCCTGAAAGAGCTTTTTGTAAAGCAATGATGAGTGCTAATAAAGTGTATAGAAAAGAGGATATTGACAGAATGAGCGAAAGTATTGTTAATAGAGGATTTGGGGAATTTGGAGCGGATAAATACGATATTTTTAGATTCCATGGTGGACCGAGATGCCATCACAAATGGTCACGATTAACTTATATGTTGAACGATAAAGATACCTTTGAAAAGGTAGGGACAAGAGCAGCAGAGATAAGAGGGTATAAAGTAACTAACCCATCAGAAGTTTCTGTTTATCCTAATAACTTACCATTAAAAGGATATAGTCCAAGAAATAAAAATTTACCCTCAGACGTGAAATAAGATGGCAGAAGCACTATTAATATCAAAAAAAGACCTACAAGAATATACTTCTTTGAACGCAAATACAGACGTTGACAAAGTGATTCAATTTGTATTGGTTGCTCAAAACATTTGGATTCAGCAATACACGGGCAGTAAGCTATTGGATAAGATAAAAACAGATATTACCAACAATACTTTATCAGGCAACTACATAACGCTTGTAAGGTCGTATTTAAAGCCTATGTTGATTCATTTTACTATGGTGGAATATTTGCCTTTCTGCGCTTACACAATTTCAAATAAAGGTATTTATAAGCATCAATCTGAGAATAGCGAAATCGTATCTAAGGAGGAGGTTGATTATTTAATAGAGAAAGAAAAACGTATTGCTGAAAGCTACTCGCAAAGGTTTTTAGACTATATTTGCAAGAACAATAGTTTGTTTCCTGAGTATACAACGAACGAAAATGGGGATGTTTATCCACAGCATAATAACTATTTAACTAATTGGTATTTATGAAGAAAAAAAAGGAATATAAACCAAAGGAAGAAAATATAATTAAACTAAAACAATACTTAAATGATATTAGCAAGTCACGGAATAATAAGTAGTAGTGGAGTTAGTCAGTTTGATGTTGATGCACTTTCATTCATTACAGCTGCAAGCATTTCAGATTCAACACAACAAACAGCGATTAACACGCTTGTAACTGATTTGAAAGGGTATAACATTTGGACTAAAATGAAGGCACTTTATCCATTTGTAGGTGGTAGCGCATCAAGTCACAAATGGAATTTAAAAGACCCACGGGACTTGGATGCTGCGTATAGATTGTTTTTTAGTGGTGGCTGGACTCATAGTTCAACAGGCGCTTTGCCAAACTCCAGTAATACATATGCAGACACTAAATTAATACCTAATTCTGTTTTAACATTGAATTCAACACATTTATCTTTTTATTCAAGAACAAACAGTGCTATTGATGGAGCGGATTTTGGCGCATCTTTGACCAATCCTTGCATGAATATGTTTACTAAATGGAGTGATGGGACAGCTTACCACGACCATTATTCATCGGGGGGGGATAGGCTAAGTTTTAGCATGGCTGGAATTTCAACAAGTGCTTTTTTTACAAGTACAAGAACATCAACCACAGCTTTAAAAGTGTATAGAAACGGTAATCAAATCGGTGTTACAACAGTTAATCAAAATGTAATCAGTTTGCCTACGTCAAACATTTGGATTAGTGCTCATAACTCAAATGGGTCATATTCTCGTCCATCTAATAGAGAGGTAGCATTTGCATCGATCGGTGATGGTTTAAATGATACAGAAGCAGCTAATTTATATACAGCAGTTCAATTATATCAAACTACTTTATCTCGTAACGTATAATGAAAGTAAGACAATTAACAAAAAAACACTTTAGTAGGTCAAAGCTATGACGGTGTTCAATTTTTCAACCCTACATTAGATGCAAACGGTGTATGGTTTATTTCAAATGAAGAATATTTCAATTGCACAACAGATATTTTATTTGGTTGGACTTTACCTGAAATAGACTATAACCCAGTAATTAATCAATTACCATAATGAAGCGTAAGTTCTACGAGGGGCAAGTAATAAACAATAAAGTCGTTAAAACAGTATGGAGCGACTCAAGTAATTACATTATAAAATTTACAGATGGAAGTTTTGAAGTCATTAAAAAATAGATGGAATGCACCAACACCCGACTTTTGGAAGAAAGTGCAAAGTGTAGGGATAGCAATCGGAGGTATAGGGGCGGTTTTAATCGCTCCACCGTTTAGTTTGGCAATTGCGCCTTATATGGTGGCAGTTGGTTCAGTAGCAGGAGTATTATCACAACTTACAGTAGATGAACAACGTTAAGAACTACAACGATAAACAGATACTCGATAGAGTAAAAAGTTTAAAATCCTTTAAATCTATTCCTGTTGGTTATTGGATAGTAGGAGTTAGAAGCAATGAGGACGCACCAAACAAGTACGATGATAAGTTTTACTTATTCAACGGTGAACAATTTGTTAAGGTTGTTACGGGAACTACTAACCCCGGTACACCGATATTACAAGGTGGCTATTTGAAATATAACAAAGTAGGTGCTGCGGTTGTTAAGTCAAACGAATGGTATTACGATGTTTGGAAGTTTGGACTACACCAAGGTAAGATGCCCGCATTAAGGCAGGTGGGTAACTTCATTGTTTACCGTGACGGTGATAAAGATGGTAAGAGTGAGGAGATAGGCACGCCAATTGTTGGGAGTGGTTACGGAATCAACTTTCACACAATTTCAAATGATTTATCAGTTAGAATTGTTGGTGAGAATATAGGTAACTATTCAGCAGGCTGTCAAGTATGCAATAATGTAGAACAATACAGAATGATAATTAACATGGTTAAAAATCAAACTCGTGTTACATATTGTTTATTGGAGGAATTTTAGTATCTTTAAATGTGTTTTGTAGCGGTTTAGAAATAAATCGCTTTTTTTTTGCTTAAAAGTTTGCATATTAATAATAAATGTTTAAATTTGTAACATAATTAAAAACATAAACACAATGGAAACACTAGATTTAAAAATGATTGAAAACTTAAAAGCATTCGCTAAGGCAATTAATTTTGTAATAACTTCAGAAGAAGATGTAAAAGTTTTATTAAAAAAATGGGTTAACCATAGAGTTGAATTAACACCACAAGTTTTAGATACAATGTGGAATGAGTATAAATTAGCAAAAGGATATTAAAATGTCTTTTAAATGTTATCATGAAAAATGTAGCGTATGTGGTGGTGTAAAAATGACCATATACGCTAATAAAAATAAAATAACAAGAAACAGTTGTACGTGTATGAACGAAGAATCAAAAGCATTTCATTTATATTTTAGTGTAGTTAGAGACATTATAGCAGATGAACAAAAAGCTAAATTAATCACAACTAAAATAGTAGATGAAATAATAGAAAGCCATATGTATAATGAATATACAGATGACATTTCCAAAAATCTTAAATATTGGTTTAATGTTAAACAAAAAATAACTAAATTATGAAAACAGCAGAATTAATCGAAAGTCAAATTACCGAAATCCGTGAGAAAATGGGATACGGTAACAAAAGCGAAAAAATTCCTTTCTCAGAGGAGCTTGTAACAGAAACTCAAAAGGTAGTAGGAGAAAACTATTTATTCATTTTAAAAATTATGGGACATGAGAAATGCTAGAAAATTATTATACGTATTGATTTGTATTATCATTGTTGGATTTGTGAATCAGTATTGGAATGCATCAACAGCGGTTTGGATTGGATTTGGATTATTAGGTTGTTATTTAATAGGTAGAAGTTATGAAGAAGTTAATTAGAAAAATATTCAAAGTAGACACGTTGATTATACCCTCAGACGTTGAGTTTGTAAGTCTTGACAGCGATAGTGTATACGCATCATTTGAAGACCTTAGAGAACGTCTTTACATACAAGAAGGATTAGTTTATGATGAAATAGGAGACCGCATCTGTACAACGATGGAACTTGAGCAATTTGATGAATTTGCAGAAATAAACAAATGTACTACATGTGGTGGTTCGGGTGAATACATG